CCACGGCTTGGGAAATCCCGAGCGTGGACTTCCCGGCGGCGGCGGCGTACATCGCCCGTTTTTGACGGTCAGAGGTCGCAGGCATCAGGGCCGCTGGACGTTGAAGACATAGACCCCCGCCGGCGGGGCGTGAGGGAGACGGCGAGGACAATTGCGCCCGCGAAGGCCATTAGCCCCCCGCTTTCTTGCCCTTCGCGGAGACGTTCCGGGGACAGCTATCCCGGTGCCCGTCGATCAACTCGCGCCCGATCTGGGTACGGACTTGGACCCCGGTGACCGGGTTGTAGCCCTTGTACGCCCCGCAATCGGGACAGGGACCGTTGCCGGCGGCGGTTTGCTCCGCTTGCCAGGCCGTGTCCTGCTCGACGTGGGCCGCCCATTCCAAGCGGCGGGCTTCCTCTGGGGTGACAACGACGTTCGGCTTCTCTTTCCCTGCCATGTGTTCCCCCGTGAGGGAGGGGGGCTTTCGCCCCCGCTCCGCTCCGCTACAGGTTCCCTACCCCCTCATTACGAGGTGAGCAGGTCGGCCAGAAGGCCCTGCGAGAAATCGGTCTTCACCTTGAGGCCCCACTCCGCGAGCAGCATCCGCTTCTCGGCATCGCCCGTCTTCGCCAGCTCCTCCACCCGGTAGGTCCGGAGGTAGACGATATCGATGTATTCGAAGTCCAGCACCCACGCATCCCGGTCCCGCTGGAAGCGGTTCGGGACGATGGAGTACGTGCCGAACTCTCCCACGTACACATCCGCCGACCCGATGATGGCCGCAGGCCGTGCGGCTTCCTGGAAGTACGTCTTCGTCGCGATCCCGGCGAACCCGGAGAACACCGACTTGTTGAACGGGCCCACCATGATCGTGTCCGGCGACCCGCCGTTCACCCACACGCCCGAGAGTACCACCTTGAGCAACGCTTCGGAGGCGGCGCGCTGGGTCCCATCGTTCCGGGGGTCGGTAAAGAGCAGGGCGTCGGTGGGGTTCGTCCCCGCGGCGCCCATCGAGACGTTGGTGCCGTCGATGGAGCCGATGGTGGCCCCCATCGTGCCCGTCTTCGGGGCGGTCGTGCCGTTGCCGGCCACGGCGCCCACGTTGTCCAGGCAGTTCTTCTCGATGTCGCGTTTGATTTCCGCCGACCGTTTGGTGATCTGGTAGGCGAGTTCCTGCTTGCGGCCCGCCGTCGAGACGGCGTTGGTGGTCCCGGCGACGATGATGGCTTTCCGGCTGATCTGCGTCCGGTTCCCCATCCGCACGGTGGCCGTCACGGCATCGAACGCCCCGATGTCGTCGCCTTGGAGCTGCGCGTTCGTGGAGACCGCCGCCGCCAAAGCGTCTCGCTGCCATTCGTACAGCGTGTTGTCCACCGAGTCCCGGCCCGCGTTCGAAATGAACGGGGTATCCTCCGGGCTCAGATTGTAGATGACGTTCGAGAGTTCCTCTCGGACGCCTTTGATGTCGAACACGAGGGTCGTGTTCGCGATGATCGTCATACTGGCTCCTTAATCCGGCAACAGCGCTTCGATGGCTTTCGCGGCATCCCGCAGCCGGTGACTCTGCGCTGCGCGCTGGATCAGTTCCTGTTGGCGTGCATTGGCCGGCGGTGGCGGAGGCGTGGCCCCCGGTTTGGCCGTCCGAATGGCGGGCGTCTTCGCCTTCGCTGAGGCGTTCGGCTCCCGCTGGAGGTCCTTGTACTTCAGGGCATCCCGGAGGAGGAGGATCGTGCGTGAATCCACGACACTATCCAGGTCCTTGTCGGTAAACCCGTAGGTCTTCGCATGGGCGCGCAGTCTCGCGCTGTCGGCTTTGGCCCGTTCGGGGTCTGACCATTCGGGGAGCGCGACTTTCAGCTTGTCTTGCTCGCCCCGGACGTAGGCCAGATAGCGTTTCTGCTCGTCCGCTTGCTGCTGCTCCTCCACCCGCCGCTGCTCGCCTTTGAGCTTGTCGGTATGGGACTTGGAGCGTTCCCAGTCGGCCTTTTGCCGGAGAAACTCGGCGGGCTCCAACTTCGCGTGGAGATCGTCCCAGTCGGGTTCCCCTTGCAGCGACTCCAAGGCTTGCGTCAACTGCCGTAAGCCCTCGGCGTACTGTGCGCGATCCGCCTGCACGGCTTGGGACTCGGCCTCGAACGACCGGCGATCTTCCGCCAAGGCCATCGTCTTGCGCTTGTAGTCTTCGTGCTTCTGATAGCCCGCCCGGAGTTCGTCGAGGTCTACCTGCTGGGTTTCCCCATCGACGGTGACTTCATAGGTCGGGGTCTCAGTCGGCGGAGGCTCGGTAGCCGCGGGCTCGGGAGGAGGGGGCGCGGGGGGAGTCGCCGGGGCGTCGGGCGTCGGCGCTTGTTCAGTCGCGGGAGCATCTGGGCGAGTCTCATCGTCAGACTCGGTGATGAACCCCGCGATCTTGGAGGTGGCTTCCGCAGCGGTGAGCGGGCTCGTCGCGCTGGGATCAGGCTTCGGCATAATACTACTCCTCCTCAGGTAAAGTCAAATGGCGATCCACGATGGCGCGGAACACCGACGCCATCTCCTCGAACGCTTGCCACTTCTGCCACAGGGCTTCCCGGAGTTCGGGAGTCGAGGTCTTCGCCCGGAAGGCCTTGAAGGCTTTTTCTTCCATGCGTTCTTGGACTTCGGTCCAGGCGTCGGAGGCCATGAAGGCTTCGACCGCTTTGGCACGGTGGAGGATTTGCTCGGGCGTCAGGTCAGCCATGATTCCGCCATCGTGTAGGCCAGTACCAAGTCCTCATCCTCCAAGGCCATCTTGACCAAAATCCGCGAGTCTTCTTCTGGGTCACCAGGCTGCTCGACAAATCCCCGACCGCGCACCTTCGGGGCCGTGACGCTGGCCGATGCGGCCCCGGTGTAGAGGTCGTTGACCGTGAGCCCCAGGTCATGGACCCGCGCCCGTCTGGGGGGATAGCGGGTGACCGTGTGTTTGCGGTGCTTCCCGCCGCCAGCCGAGACTCCACCCGGCCCCGTGCCCGTGGCGCTGAATTGCGGCGCGGGCACCGTGAGGGCCGCGGTGCCGGTAATCGCGAGCGGCGTAAATGTCCCCGAGGCCGCCACGACGGGTTGGGCCACCGTCAACGCCCCAGTACCGGTAATGGGCGCGGCGGTGAACGTGCCCGAAGCCGCCAGCGTGGGCTGCGCGACATCGAGGGCCGCCGTGCCCGTGATCGGGCCTCCGGCCAAGACTTGGGCGGCGGCGCCGTTGTACCAGAAAAACCCGGTCACTTAGCTGATCTGGCGAATCGACGCATCGAAGGCGCGATCCGTCCCCGCGATTTTCTTGATGGTCATGTCCCACCCATTCATTAGAATGAGCATCGGGGTACAGAAAATCTCCGCCTGGACCCCTTTCAGCGTGGCGAGAAAGACCTGTTTCGATGTGCCCCCGCTTTCCACCTTCTCGTAAATGCGGATGGCGTACTCCTCGGTCTTCGTCATGTTCGTCTGATCATCGATCCAGAGCTGGAACACGCCGTCCGTGGTCTGGGGCTGGGCCACGTCGTAGGTCGCGTTCCGGGGGATCGAGAGTTCCGTCGTCCCCGAGGGCGTGACGTTGTTCAGCGTGAAGGCTTCGGTGATGGCCATATCAGACCCGCGTCAAGAGGAAAGCCCCCGACGCACTCCAGCGGTGGCTGTTCAGGCACGCGACCGTGCCCGACGCTTCCATGTGGAGATGGCCGCCGAGTTCGCCGTTTTTCGCGGTATCGGTGCCGGGTTTGGTGACGATGGTCGTGACTTCCAACGTCAGGCCACAGACCGGGCACTCCAAGACGACTTGGGTCATTAGCTCACCGCGTGAATTACGCCGTTGTAGTTGCCGACATCCAACGCTCCGCTACAGGACACTCGCATGGCCAACCGCGTGGCCGAGGGGACATCGATGAACGCGGGCATCGCGGGAATCGGCCCCAGCATCACTTCGTCTGAGTTGACGGGGAATTGGTACGTCTGGGCGATTTCGAGTTCCGTCGCTGCCCCGACCCCCAAGTCGAGCGCATAGGCCAAGGTATTCAGGGTCGTATCGGTGCCCGCTTGGAAGCTCGGGAAGAACGCGAAATGCGGTTCCGTGGTGCTGGCGGTGATTTGCGTCCAGGCCCCTTCGGCTCCCGAGGCGCCAGGGACGACCGTCGTCCCAAACGGGACGGTGCCCATGCCATAGGTGGTGACTTTCCGACCGACGCGAAACGGGGGCAAGGCATCGCCCCCGTACAAGTAGACTTGTACGATGACGGCGGTCGTGACCCGTTGCCCCGCCGCTTGGCAGGCGATCCGGGTGCCAGCCGGGATGTAGAGCGGAAAGCTCCACGTCTTGAACCCGCGTCCCAAGGAGAGGGCCTGTGTGCCGCAAAAGCCCATTAAGAGGTTCGGGATCAGGACTTCTTCCGTCGCGGCCCCGGACAGGATATCCATCGCCCCCTGGGAGTCGGTCGCCGCGTTCGCGTAGGCGTAGGCATTGATCGTGATCCAGTAGGTATCGAAAGACGTACTGGCGAAGATCTGGACGGGGGTGCCCTTGGTGGCTGCGGTGCCGCCGGTCGTGACCGAGGAGCCCGCGGTGAGCGAGCCTACCGTCCCGGCATTGTGTTCGACGCGGAGGTTGCCCTTCTGGGGAACCCACAGCATCAGGCCGCAAACGTGATCGTCAGCGCGGAGACGGCCACCGAGCCGCCCACAGTGATCGCCACGGAATTGAGGTTCAAATCTGCCCCGGCGGTGCCGACGGAGAAATCGACGATCCGCGTCCCGGCGGACGTGGTGAGGGTGCCCCAGGTCGCGGTGCCCGTGGCGTCGGCGGAGGCGTCGGTCGTAATCGCATTGGCGGTCAGTACCCCTGCGGCGGCGGCGGGGGCGAAGGTGGCCGACAGGGCGAGTTCCGCGAGCTTGACCTGGGCACCCAAGGCGGTCGCGACGTTCGTGGGCTGCGTCCCGTCGTAAATCCTGAGGAACCCGCTGGCGCCGATGGCCGTCGTAATGGCATCGAGGAACGTGTGCCGGTTCGCCTGTGAGTAATGCGGGTTATTCGCCAGGGTCGGACTCCTGTTCTGCGGGTGGCGTCACGGTGCCCGTCCCGTCCACGATGGTTTTCACTGTGGGATCGTTCATTCGCCCTCCGTAATGTCCACGGTCATCGCTCGGCCATCCGAGCGCGTCATCTTCATCTTCTTCTTCTTGGGCTTGTCGCCGTTGCCCTTCATCGCCGCGATGCGTTCCCGAGAACTCATCTCCTCGCGGGCGATGTTCGCCTCCAGTTGCTTGATGGCGATATCTGTGGGGTACTTGGCCTGCAACTCCGCGGCCCGGAGCGCGATGTCCGCTTCCACCTTGTCGCGCTCGCGGTCGTCGGTGAGATGCATGCCTTCGCGTTCCAAGGCCAGCTCCGCGTCTTTCGTGGCGAGCTGGGCTTTGAGATTCGCCATCTCTTGGGCGGCGGAGATTTGGGCGATCTGGAAATCCGCCTGCTGTTTGGCGAGCGAGGCTTGGGCTTTCTGCATCTCCGCTTGGGCCAAGACCATGTTCGGGTCCGGCTGCGGGGGTTGGGGAGGCGGTTGCCAGTCCAGCGGGACGGGCGAGAAAAACTTTGTGGTATCCCGGAAGCCCTGCAACTCCAAGAGCGTGGCGTAGGTGTGGCGCAGTTGCCCAATCCCACAGAGGGGATTGGAGGGCCCTAAGGTTTGGAGAATCTGCTCTTGTTTCGCGGCGGTCGCGACCAAGACCCCGAGTTTTTCCTGCGTGCCCAAGGCGACGTTGACCGAGACATCCATCTCGGCGTCCCAGGCTTTGGGATCGACCGAGACGTACTGATTCCGCAAACGCACAAGACGGGCTTTGGGGTTGTGCTCGACTAAGAGCCCCAAGAGCCCCTTGAACAGTTGTTTCATGCCCGTCCCCGCGAAGATCCTCGCGATCAATTCCAGTTGTTCGGAGGCGGCTTGGACGGTCGCCTTGACCCCGACCTCCGGTGTGCTCTGGAGTGCATCGGGGTCCAGGGTCGCGGGCATCGGCCCCACCCGCTGTTGTTTCACGGAGTCCAGATATCCGAGCAGGGGGATCAATTCCGCCCCGACGAACTCGTGCTTGAACTCCATGATGACCGTGCCGGGGGGTTGCTGGGTGCGGATGTTCCGGTTCGGCGCGGTCGAAGCCAAATCTTGGGCGTTGACCTCGCCTTCCATGTAAATGGTATCGGGGTCGATGGCTTTGGCCGCCGAATCATTGATGGCGCGGAGGATCATGCTCTTGATCTTCTGCAAATCCCCCACCCGGTCCTTGATGGATTGGCCAATCAGGACATGGGGCTCGGGATCGGGGCAGAAAAAGGCGAAGGGCCGTTCGGGCACGGGCTCGGGGTCCCCGACCAAGTGCAAGCCCGACCCCAAACAGCGACAGCGGACGAGTTCGGCTTCGCCGTCGCCGTCGATATCCAAATACGGGTAGGCTTCGATCCACAGACTCAGTTCGGCGGCCTCGTCGGTCGCGGGCTGGGTGGTGACGATCCCCCGGCGGGCGACTTCTTCGACGGATTGGTTGATATCCCCCGCGCCGCCGCCGTACTCGTCGATTTCCTTGGCGGGGACCCCCATCGCGATCAACTCGCCGCGGGTTTTCTTGGTGCGGTGGGCGATCAGCGAGGCGTCTTCGCGGTTTCGGGCGTCCCGACTGATGAGGATTTCTTCCGGGGGGGCGCAGGCGATCCTCGCGACGCCTTCGCGGCGCCACTGTTTGTAGGTCACGTCCCGGAAAATCACCCCTTGGTCGGGGATCTCGGTGACCTTGGTGACTTCGACATCCGGGTCACTCACGAGCTGCTCGAATTGCAGCACATCCAGACGGGTCCCGGTGTAGGTTTTGTAGGTCGAGCGGTCTTCCCACCAGTATTTGATGGTCCCGAGCTTCCGCACCAAGGCGTCTTTCCACGCCGAGAACAGTTCCAGGAACCCGTTGTTGTCCTGATCCAAGACCACTTCGTTGACGAACTCGGTGGCTTGGTCGGCCAAGTCCACGGCGCGCTGGATTTCTTCCGCGGACTTCGGGCGGGGCTGGTATTCGACCACATGGCCCGAGGTGGGGAAGAACATCCGCACCAAACTGGGCAACATGGCCAAGACGGTATCCCGGAGGTCGGTCAAGACGATCTGCGAGCGACCGGGAATCTCTTTGCCGAACGGTTGGCCTTGGTAGTAGCGCGTGGCTTCCGCGCGCTCGGGGGAGAGGGTGCCATCGACGTAGGTCACCGCGTCATCCACGAGGGCTTTGACGGCGTACTGAATCTCGGCGGGCGTGATTTTCTCAGGCATCGCCGTCTCGCAGTTTGTCGGTCGCACGATCTTCCCGCACTTGGCGCCGTACCTCCGGGGAGGACCGGGAGATCGCCACCACTTGCCCGAGTTTGACGGTCACAGGTTCTCCGTAGCAGTCGGTCGTCTCAAAAAACGCCTCGCCGTTTTTCCACGCATCCCGCAGGACCGCATAGCAATCCGGGTGGAGTTGGAAAGCGTCGGGGTCTTCTTTCATCCAGATGCTCGTGCATCCAATCTCATCGGCTTTCACGGGGTCACCATGTCGGGGCCAGTTGTCTCGTGATGGGCTTCCCGCCGGTGCGATCCTGACTTCTGGCCAGCATGGCGGCTTCACTCGCGAAGGTCAACGCAAAGGCGTCGAACAGGTCGGGGCTCGCCACCTGCGTCTTGGGCAGGAGTTTCAGTTTCCCGGAGCGGGGCTGGAAGTCATATCGCACTTGCGTCAGTTCGCGGATGAAGTCCGGCCCATCGGTGGGGAGTTTGTAGGACTCGGGGAGTTTACAGTTCCGGGCCTCGAACCACTCGCGGACCTTGAAGGCCAGTTCTGTGCGTTGGTCCTGGTACTTGTCCACGTTGTGTAAGGCCGGGAGCTCGGAGACGTTGATGTCTTTCGCCGGCAGGCCGAGTTGGCGGAGGCGATCTGCCACCCCCCCCCCGAGGCCGATGGCATCGACCAAGATCCCCACGGGGCGGAGCCAGTCGGGGGTCACATCCCATTCGGCTTTGACGCGGGCCGCGAGCTCCATCGTATCGAGTTTGGCCCAGCTTTTCACGGGCTCCAAGAGCTGCAAGCCTTGGCGTTTCGCCAATGCCGAACGATTGGACCCAAAGCGGGCGCAATCGAGGCCCCAGACGACCGGGACCGTCCGGTGGACCGTCACGTCGCGGGTCAGGCTCGGTTCCACCAAATCAAACGGAATGAGCACGTCGTCTTCGGAGACCGGAAACTCCCCCAAGACCCGCACCCGGTAGCGATTGGTGTGTCGTCCCCCGGAGGCGTGTTCTTCTCCCAGGCTGTAGGGGTCGGTCTCGATATCGACGATTTCACCACGGGAGACATGGCGCGCCCACCAATCCGCGCTTAAGCGGTTGTGCGAGTCGTAGAAAAAGCCCGACCCGCGAATCGGATTCCCCGCGAGAATCGCCAAGGGATGGGGACCCGTCAAGGAACTTTGGGCGGCTTCCCAGACGGTATCCGCGACCCCCGAGGCTTCGTCGGCGATCACCATCTCCCACTCGGCATGGAGACCGGACAAGGCTTCCGGCTGTTCGGCGCGGGCGGTTTTGATGCTAATGAAGGACTCACTCCGGGCAGCGACCAATTCCGCCACATCCGACTTGATCTCGACCAACCCCCGCAGGGGTTTGGGGAGCCGTTTGCTCCACGTCTCAAACTCGGCCCACAACGCCCCAAAGAGCTGCTTCTCGGAGGGGGCTGTCACCGCGGTCTTTTGGGGGAAGCGAAACAAGATCCGGTGCCAGAGCATCCAGGCCAAGAGCGTCGTTTTCCCCACCCCATGCCCTGACCGAATGGTAATTCGCGCCGCCCGGGGGTTCACCCCCGAGCGATCGTAGGCCGCTAAGGCTTCCCGCTGCCAGGGGTACAAGTCTTTCCCATCCGCTACGTCGTCGGGGCTCGGGAAGTTCAAGACCTCACGCACGAACAGCTCCGCGTGATCCTCGTACCGATACCGAAACTCCAGGAAAGGATTCTCTGCCGGGGCTTGCGTCACCGACCCGAACCCCCATATTGGAGACCGCGCCAACCCCCAGGCGCCCGGCTATCGCTGCCCCCCAAGGAAAGCGTACCCCGAGAGAAGACCTGCCGCGACAGGTGCCCCAGCCTACGCGGGGCTTCCAAATCCCCG